GTTTGCTCACGGAATTCTCCGTCGGCATCGTATGTTTCGACTGGTGGGTGAGACTTGTTCTATCCCGTACCTTGAAGAGGTATTAGGCGGACATCAGGGGGATTTTCATTCTCTTGACTACTCCGCGGCGACAGACAATCTCAACCCCCGGTTGTCTAATGCAGCTGCCGAGGAGTTCGGCGCTTCTGTAGGACTCCCACATGATCTCCGTGACTTCATGAAGCTCGCCTTGACCGGTCATCTGGTCGAGGGTGAGCCTCAGTTATGGGGCCAGTTGATGGGCTCGATCGTTTCTTTCATCTTTCTTTGTGTTGTGAACGGGGCTGTGATTCGTAAGTCTCTTGAACTTGAGTCCGGACGGACTCTCGCTCTCGATTCTATTCCCGCTATTGTGAATGGTGATGATGGGCTTGTACGAGCCTCTCCTGCCTTCTTGGGGATTTGGTCACGGGTTGCAGCCCTTTGTGGTTTAGAGCCCTCCCAGGGTAAGGTGTACTCACACCCCTCCTATTTGAATATCAACTCGACCAGTTATCTCTGGACTGATCGTCTCCGCCATATTCCCTATGTTAACATGGGTTTGGTGCTTGGATTGACGCGGTCCGGTTTAGGTTCTGGTAGGTTGGGCCTTCGTGAAGTGTTTGACACTTCAGGTCTTTCTCTGGGTTCACGACATCACCAGCTAATGGACTCTTGTCCTGAAAGACTAAAGCTGCGTGTGCACGAGATGTTTGTTTATCGTAACTTTGAGCTGTTGACTTCTGTGCGAGTTCCTTGGTTCGTACCAGAGTCGTTGGGTGGTTTGGGCTTGAAACCTTTTAAGGTATATAGTTTCGGTGAAGATGTTGAAGACACCACGTGGTCCTACTACGAGGTTAACGGGCATAGAGGAATCTACGGTCCGTCTGATCTTGATGAAGATTGTGTTGATGTCTTGAAGGAACACCGTTTCCGTGATCTCTCCGTTAGGAGAGTTAGCCCATCACAGCCGATTATGGTCCGTTCTGTCTGGACCTCCAGGATTGATTATCCTAGCCAAACGCCCAGAGATGGGCGGCAGTTAGATGATAAGGACGTTTCCGTTTTAGACGTTTCCTGCTTCTACCTGTACCCTTCCCTCGCACGTGTGTCTGTTGATTGTGATTTGCAACAGCTGCGGGCGAACGAGAGAGCTTGGGAAGCCCTACCGCGTCGGGTCCTAACTGTAGTGTCCTAGCTCAGTTGGCCCTGTATGTCGAGGTGTGACCCACATGTGGATCTCACCTAGCTCCGCCCCTCTTCGGCGTTCAGACTCGTGAGTACACGGTCGAGCGATGTGAGATGAAAGAGTCCATATGTGACTATAGTT